CCGAGATATAGCAAGTAATATCAAAGCGACTCAGAATGCAGCTAAGGAATTAGCTTTGCAAGAACGAGCTATCAAAGGTGTTATCAAAGCTGAGTCTGATTTGACTCTAAAGATGCTAAACCGGGACATATCGGGTAATATCAAAGCAACTCAGAATGCAGCTAAGGCTAACGAATGGGTCACTAGAGAAACGCAAAGGGCATCTTTAGCTGTTAAAGCTCTCAATGAAGACTTGAGGGAAAGTTCAAGTAATAAACTCCTAAGATTCGAGGAACAACTCAAGAAATCTGGAGTATCAGCAGATGTTGCATCGACTAAGTTAAAGGAATACAAAGCTCAACTTCAGTCTATTAACGCATCACAAGCCAAAGCTGTACATGCAGATGAATCCAGAAGAATGGGTTATTTAACTTCAGCAATTGCTCCTCAGATGACTGACATTGCAGTAGGCTTAGCTACAGGACAGAATCCCATAACGGTAATGCTACAACAGGGTGGTCAATTACGTGATCTGTTCGGTAGTATGCAGATCCCCATTGACCAAATGGGTGCTAAGTTAAGAGTTGCAGCACAACAGATCTTCCCTACTTTGATCGGGCTAGCTAGAGGTTTCGGTGAAATGCTAGGTGGTTTCGTTGTGGATTCAGTAAAGTTAGTAGGTTCAGGAATCAGTAAGTTATCGGGGTATTTTTCAGATTCTACTGAAGCTCTTTTCAGAATGATACCCGGTTTTAATGCTTTGTCTCAAGCTGTACCAGTTGTTACAAACGCAGTCAGAGGGTTAGGGGTAGCCTTGTTTGCGTTGAGTACTGTCTCCTTTCTTGCAATCATAACACTGATAGTTGCCGCTGCTAAATCTTTGTATGATTTCATGAAGGTTGATACTGAACTCAGACAAAGTTTAGTTCTTACAGGTGCTGGTTTAGGTGCAAATAAAGATACGATCCGTGAATTATCAACTCAGTATAAAACTACAGGTGTAGCAGCTCATGATTTGACTGAAGCGTACATAGCTTTAGCTAAAAACGGTGTTCAATTCTTAGCTAAGGACTTGGGTGATTTGACTGTTTCAATGGTTAAGTTCCAGAAAGTTGGCGGTTTATCAGTAGATGAATCAGCTAAGATGATTGCTAGTTTATCTAAAGATCCAGTTGATGCTTTAGTTAAAATTACTGAACAAACTGGGTGGTTCAATAGTGCAAGCATCGAATCTGTGAATTCCTTAGTAAAACAGAAGGACTCAATTGGTGCTGTAGCTTTATCTATGAAACTCATGGACTCAGCTATGAAACAAAGCACTGAAATTCTTAAATTAGAAATGAATACCTGGGAAAAACTCTGGTATGGAGCCGCTGATCTTATAGGTTCTGCTTTTAAGAAAATGAAGGATTTTTTTAACTTTGATAGTAAGTCAAATCTTTTGACTAAACAAATAGAAACTTTAAGGAATGCATCTGCGTCAAGCGATGACATCTCTCAGAAGACGCTATATGAACAACAAGCTGAATTGTTAGAAAAAGAACTGTCAGGTATAAAAGAAAAAATTAGAGTCAAAGAAGAAGAACAATCATTGAATGCTAGGATGACCAGTGAAAGAAGAAAATTCAATGATGAAAATGATAAGTACTTGGAAAAAGAAAAGAAAGAGCAACTCGGTAAACTCACAATACAACAAGCTCAGGTAAAAATTGAAGAGGACATCAGGAACCTCAGACTTAATCAAACGATTTCCCCAGACGGTTCGGGTGATACTCAGGCTAGTGTTTACAGAAAAAAAATGATACAGGAGTGGAAAGACGCTCAGAAAGAACAGAAAGGCGCTCAGAAAGAACAGGATAGTTTCTTTGCGAACATCAGCGATAAGTTCAAGAAAATGCAAGTAGAAGCTGTAAATGCTTCCCTTAAAGTACAACAGTCTGTCATGTACATGACTAAAGCTGAAGTTGAGTTCGTCGAAATACTAGGTTCTACTGAACGTAAATTTCAATCATTGAACAAAGTACAACAGGACTTGATTACAACGAACTATAGATTAGCAAAATCCAAGCAAGAAGATCAGAACAGAACTGAAGCACTGGGTAAAGCTTTCAAGTTCACTGAAGATGAAATTGCTAAACTACTCAGCAAAGAAACTGACTTAGGGAAATTCTCTAAAGAAATAAAAGAGAAGTTCAACCAAGCTCAAGTAGCAACTGAACAGTTTAGTGATGCTGTTTCACGCAAGTTCTCTAAAGAAATGAAAGGGTCTGCTTCGTCCGCTGAACTAGCTTCTTCAGCTATTCAAACATATACTGAAGTGTTGTCAGGTGTTGAATTAGAGAAATTAACCAAAGAAATTGAAAAGCAAATCAGAAGCCAAGGTGAACAAAATGTTGAGCAGAAACTCAGAATTCAAAATGTAAAACTCGAAGACGAAGCAATCGAAAACTTGATAGCCTCTCAGAAATTACTGTTTGAATACCAAGAAAAAGTCAAAGGTATAAACTTGAACAAGGATTTAACCTTTAAGGATAAAGACGCTGCAATTTTAAAAGAATATCTTTTATTCCTTGAGAAACGTGAAGGTCTAATCTTAGGTACAACTTTGAAGTCCAGTCAGTATACCAAGACGGTAGATGACCAATTAAAACTACTTCAAGAAGGTACTCTAGAGCTGAATTATCAGACATCAATATTAGGCAGAACTGAACTTCAACAAAAGAAGCTCAATGCTGAATACAAAATTGAACTAGAATACCAAAGAGAAATTGATAAAATCAAGAAGTCAAACTTAGACCCAGGGAATCAAGACCAGAGAATTAGTGAAGCTGATAGACTCAGAAAAGCTAAGCTGTTGGCTTTGAACTCCGAAATTGCTTCAGATTTTGCCAAGCAAGTAGTCACTGAAACTGAACGCATCAAAGGTGATCTTGCCAGTGCAATAACTGAAGGGTTGTTACAGGGTGGAAAATCTTTCAGTTCTAAATTCAGACAAATTTTGATTCAGGAATTGTCTAAACCTCTGAACATAATCGTGAAGGCTCTGATTGACCCCATAACATCAGGTGTATCTTCTTTTGTACAAGGTACATTAGGGTTGCAACAAGGTGTCAGTGGTGGTGCATCTCTACTCGGTAATTTAGGATCTGTCGGCGGGTTAGCTGCTGGTATTTCCAGTTTCACCGGAGGAATGTCTTACGGCGCTAGTATGTTGACCCAGGGTGGAATTGGTGCAGCAGTGAATGCCGTTGGTATAGGACTAGATTTGATAGGTTCAGGTATAGCAGGCTCACTGAGTGCTGGTCTAGGTACAATTGCAGGTGCTTTAGGCCCGATAGGCTTAGGGATAGCAGCACTGGTTGCTCTATCTAAGAATTTCCAAGGTGAAACTCGAAGTGGTGGTTCATATGTGAACGATCAATTCTATGTAGGCCCAAGTGGAGGTGAAATCGGTGGTGCTAATGGGTCAAATGCAGTGCGCGGTACTATCAGGAACACAGTATCCGGTATCAATAACTTGTTCAGTTCGTTAGGTTCACAGTCCAGGGTACAAACAATGTACTCGGGATTAGAAAGTTCAACAAACGGTAAAGGATTTGCTTACGCAGGTGGTGTACTTAATACAGGTGCAGTGTTTGGTCAGACTAATCCTGGACAAGCTACTCTTGCTTCAAGAACAGGTGAAGAAGCTGTCAGGGATTTCGCAAATGAATTAGCCCAAGCCACTCTACAGGCACTGACAGCAGCCACTGATATTCCAGAAGCTGTAAAAGCTAAAATATCACAAATGCTCAATGGTGCGTCTATTGATAGCTTAACAGCTCAGCAGATACAGCCTATATTGAGCGCAATTGAACAATTAGTTCAAGGTGTGAATTCTCTGAATCAAATCAGTGACTTACTAGGTTTAGGGAACTTAACAAGTGCTTCGTTTGAAGCTAAATCTTCGCTGATTGAGCTAGCAGGTGGTATTAGTAATCTGACAAGTGGAATACAGGGTTATTATAATAATTTCTACACCGCTGAAGAAAGAAGAGCTCAACAACAAGAAAACCTCAAAAAAGTATTTGATTCTCTCGGTCTTTCTGTTTTTAGAACTAAAGAAGAATTCAGAAGATACCTTAGTCAGTTAGATCTGAATGATGAGGCACAACGTAAAACTTATTTGACTTTAGTAGGTATATCCGGTGTATTTAGTGATTTGAACTCTGAATTACAGAATACTTCTGAATCAATCGAGAGTGCTGTTGCTAGACTAAGGGGTGCAACTAGAAGTTCAGAAGACATTGCTAGAGGTATCATATCGTTAGAAGATGAACTGTTCAAGGTTCAAAACCAAGGTAATACTCAAGCACTTAGAGCTAGGCAGTTGCAAGGTTTGAGCGTCCCCGAACAGTCTATTCAGAATCAGATATGGGATGCGCAAGATCTACAGGACAGAAGAAACTCCACCGTCACCTTGTCGTCTACTAATAATGATGTAAACAGGGAAGGTCTAAATTTACAAGTAGAACTTCTTAAACTCCAAGGTAGAACCCAGGAAGCTGAAGCTCTAGCTTTGACTCTAAGAGAACAAGGAATTCAGGGATTAGATGCAAGTACC